TCAACGAGTAGAAGATTACTTAAACTACTTACTAACGCATGAGATGTCTGAATACAGAACAGAAACAGAAAAGATGTTATTTTCTTTACCTTTGGCAGGCTCTGCTTTCCGTAAAGTTTACTTTGATCCTAGTTTAGATAGACCCAGCTCAATTTTTGTACCAGCAGAAGACGTAGTGGTTAATTATGGTGCTAGTGATTTAGAAACTTGTGAACGTGCAACACACGTTATGCGTAAGTCTTCTAATATTATTAGAAAAATGCAAGTCAATGGATTTTATAGAGACATAGAAATACCAGATGGTTCACAGAGCACTTCTGATATTACAAAAAAATACAACGATATAACAGGCGAGTCTGATACTTATAACTACGATAAAAGTCATACAGTATTAGAAATGCAAGTAGATTTAGATTTAGAAGGTTATGAAGATACTGATGAATCAGGAGAAGAAACAGGTATAGCTATACCTTACGTTGTAACGATTGATTTTCCAAGTGGGATTATTCTTAGTATTCGCAGAAACTATTACGAAGACGATCCTAAAAAAATTAGAAGAATGCACTTTGTTCACTATCAATACCTTCCAGGATTAGGATTTTATGGCTTTGGCTTGATACACATGGTTGGTGGATTGGCTAAATCAGCCACATCTATACTAAGACAATTAGTAGATGCTGGTACTTTATCTAACCTTCCTGGTGGTTTAAAAGCAAGAGGCTTGCGTATAAAAGGTGATGATACCCCAATCATGCCTGGAGAGTTTAGAGATGTTGATGTTCCAGGTGGAGCTATAAGAGACAACATTACTTTCTTACCATACAAAGAACCATCAGGAACTTTATACCAGTTGTTACAAAACATAGTAGAAGAAGGCAGGCGTTTTGCTAGCATCTCTGATATGAAAGTATCTGACATGAATAGCCAAGCTCCAGTAGGAACTACACTGGCTTTACTAGAAAGAAATCAAAAAGTAATGAGTGCGGTGCAAGCAAGGCTACACGCATCCATGAGAAAAGAATTTGATATATTGGTTGGCATTGTAAAAGATTTTACAGAACCTGCTTATCCATATGAAACAGATGAAGAAGAGTTTATTAAAGCAGAAGACTTTGACAACAGAGTAGATGTATTGCCTGTATCAGACCCCAATGCAGCTACAATGGCTCAAAGAATAATGCAATATCAAGCTGCTATGCAGTTGGCACAATCATCTCCTGAAATGTATAACCTTCCTGAATTACATAGGCAGATGTTAAATGTACTAGGAATAGAAGATGTACAAGACATTATTCCTGATACAGATGATGTTAAACCTGTTGACCCAGTAACGGCTGTACAAAACTTAATTAATGGAAAACCTGTACAAGCATTTATAGAACAAGATCATGAAGCACACATTGCTGTAGTTGCTTCTGCTCAACAGAATCCAGAGATTATGCAAACTGTAGAACAAAGTCCTCAAGCTCCTGCAATACTTGCAGCAGCTTCAGCTTACGTTAATGAACACTTAACTATGAAATATAGAAAAGAAGTAGAAGCTGAAATGGGAGTTGAATTACCTCCAGAAGGAGAAGTATTACCAGCAGATGTAGAAAAACGTATTTCTAGTATGGTAGCAGAAGCAGCTCAAAGAGTTCTTGGAACATCGCAACAAAAAGCAGAGCAAGAAAGAATACAAGAACAACAAAAAGACCCATTAATAATGGCTAAAGAAAGAGAAATGGCTATTAAAGAAGGTGAGCTTCAACGTAAGATAGAAGAAGACAGAAGTAGATTACAGTTGGATGCTGCAAAAGCTGCTGCTAGAGATGAGATAGAAAAAGAACGTATTAAAACTCAAGCTGAAATTGCTGGTGCTAGAATAGGACAAGCAACTGCTAGCGATTTGCTTGCAAATAAACAAATAGAAGATAAAGCAGAAAGAGAAGAATACCAAAAAGGTATTGACATAGGTTTGAATATAGGAAAAGATATCACTAAGAATGAATAATGATATCACAGAGCTATCACTTTCAGAACATATGAAGTTGAAGCTGCGTGGTATGATGAATGAACATGCTGACCATATGAGTACAGGAGCTTGTAAAGATTTCTCCGAGTATCAAAAAATGGCTGGTATTGTCGAGGGTTTAGCCCTTGCAGAAAGAGAACTTTTGGATTATGTCCAAAGGAACTTAGAAAAATAGGAACTCGACTCCTAAAGTCGTGCAAAATATGAGTAATAAAAAAGCAATAAAATTACCTCAACCAGAAAGTATTAAAACTCCTATAGTAGATGATGAAGTTAAAAGTCAACTGCCTGAACCTAAAGGCTGGAAGATTCTAATTGCAATGCCTACTGCGGAAGAAAAAACAGAAGGTGGTATTATTAAAGCATCCACAACAGTTAAAGATGAAGAAGTAAGCAATATTTGCGGATTTGTTTTAAAACTAGGACCAGAGTGTTACAACGATACTAAAAGATTTCCTAGTGGAAATTGGTGTAAAGCTGGAGATTGGGTAATATTTAGAGCTTATTCAGGTACTCGCATGAAAATGTACGGACAAGAGTTTCGTTTAATTAATGACGATACTGTGGAAGCAGTAGTTGACGATCCAACAGGAGTAGTTAGAGCATGAGTGAAACAGAAATAATAAACGAAGAACCTAACATCCCTTTAACTGTACCACAGTCACAAGAGGATAAGTTTTTTGGTCAAACAACAGAAATTAATAATGAAATTCCAGAAGGATTAGAAGTTCAAATAATTAACGATACTCCTGAAGAAGATCGTAGACCAAAAAAAGCAGAAGACGCATCACCTGAAGTAGATGATGAAGCTGTAGATAAAGAAATATCTGATTACAGCAAAAAAGCTGGTGATCGTATTGCAAAAATAAAATACGAGTATCACGAAGAACGCAGAGCTAAAGAAGCTGCTTCTAGAGAATCAAAAGAAGCGGTGTCAAGATTACAAACTTTAATGTCTGAAAACCAAAGATTACAAACTATGGTTGAACAGGGCGGTGAAGTTTTAAATAAACAAGCACATAACAATGCTTTATGGGCAAAACAGAATGCCACAGAATCTTTTAAGAAAGCTTACGAAGAAGGCGATGCAGATGCAATGACAAAAGCACAAGAATTGCTTTCTAAAGCAACTCTAGCTGAACAACAATCAACATCTATGGCACAAACTGTACAAAATCAAATAGTACAAAATATGCCAGTTGCAGCACCAATTTTACAAGAACCACAAATTGATCCTGAAATGCAAGTATGGGCACAAAAAAATCCTTGGTTCATGGGAAGTGAACCTGTGCATAAAGAAATGACTTCTTATGCAATGTATTTAGATCAAAGTTTACAAGCTAAAGGCGTAGACCCAGCCAGTAAATCACAAGAATATTATAATGAAGTTGATAATGCTATGAAGCAACAATTTCCTACTTTTTTTGGTGTAAAATCTACAAATGAAACAGAAATGGTTCATGGAGAAACACCTAAACGACAACCTTCAACAGTTGTTGCATCCGCAACGAGGGATAGCGGAAACAAAAAACCCACGCAAATCCGTCTTACTCAGACACAAGTTAAGCTAGCTCGCCAACTTGGTATAAGTCCTGAGCAATACGCAAATCAATTATTAAGGGAGAGTTAAATGTCAGAAGAAAATAAAACTATTAATGAGGAAGTTTCTACTGATACTCCTGTAGACCAAGAGCGTACTCCTAGAGAGACAGATAGCCGAGAGGCTACTCAGCACACACAAAGCTGGGAAAATTCTGCTAATTTACCAACACCTGCTCCACAAGAAGGTTGGGTATATAGGTACATCAGAACAGCCTTATTAGGTCAATCTGATAATCCTAATGTATCTAGACGCTTCCGTGAAGGGTGGATTCCATGTGAACTACAAGATCATCCAGAACTTCAAATACACATGATGGACCACGGATCAGAATGGGCAAAAAAAGGGAATATAGAAATTGGCGGACAATTATTATGTAAAATGCCTGCGGAAAAAGCGAAAGCTAGAGATAAACACTTTGAAGAACTTGCAACATCTCAATTAGAATCCGTAGACAATGTATATTTTAAAGATCAAGATAATCGAATGGCGACCAAACAAGTGTTTGAACGCAAGTCGAGAACTTCTTTTGGCAAAGATTCTTAGGAATCTTTAATAATTAATTAAATTTTAAGGAGACAATTATGTCAACAACAGCAGCTCCATACGGAGCTAGACCTATTGGTACAGTCGTTGGAAGTCCTTATCAAGGTAAAGTTACTCATTACAAAATTAAAAATGCGTATGCTACAAGCATATTCTATGGAGACTTTGTAAAGTGGGGTGACGACAATCCTAATACCACTATCCAAAAAGATACTGGTACTACAGCTTGTACACCTATTGGTGTTTTCCTTGGTTGTGCTTATACTGATCCTACTACAGGTCAATTCACACCAAATCAATATTTCCCAGCTTCAATAGCTGCGGATGATATTGTAGCGTATGTTGCTACCGATCCTTTTGTAATAATGCAAATGCAAGGCGATGAAACTCTAGGTCAAGACGACTTAGGTAAAAACTTCGCAGTCGTGCAAACAGCAGGAACTACAACTATTGGTAACAGCAAAAACTCAGTAGACGGGAGTACAGCAGCAACTACCGCCACACTACCACTAAAGCTCATCGACTTTGTTGATGGACCTGATAGTGCAGTTGGCGATACTTACACTGATGTACTAGTTATGTTTAACGTAGGGCATCAAATGCTCAACACAACAGGTATTGGTTAAGGAGTAAATTATGGCAGCTATATCAAGAGCAAATGAGCTAAAACAACTCCTACCAGGACTTAATGCCCTGTTTGGAGAAGAATACGCTAATTACGAAAACGAGCATGAAGAAATTTATGTTTCAGAAAATTCTGAGAGATCATTTGAAGAAGAACTGAAACTATCTGGCTTCGGTGCAGCACCAGTAAAAGATGAAGGATCGACTATCAGTTATGATACCGCTCAAGAATCTTTTGTGGCTCGTTACACACACGAAACAATAGCTATGGGCTATTCAATCACAGAAGAAGCAATGGAGGATAACCTCTACGTTTCTCTCTCTGGTAGATATACCAAAGCGTTGGCTCGTGCAATGTCTTACACAAAACAAGTTAAAGGAGCGTACCCACTTAATAATGGGTTTAGCACTACTTTTTCTTCAGGTGACGGTGTTGCTTTATTCAGCACAGCTCACCCACTTGTAAGTGGTGGAACTAACAGTAACAGACCTTCATCAGGTGCTGACTTGAATGAAACATCTTTAGAAGATGCAATTATTCAAATTGGTAAATATACTGATGAGAGAGGTCTTAAAATTGCAGCTAGAGCAAGAAAACTAATAGTACCAACTGATCTTCAGTTTGTTGCTACTAGATTATTGCAAAGTGACTACAAAGTTGGTTCTGCTGACAATGATGTCAATGCGATCAAAACTAATGGAGTGATTCCAGAAGGTTATTCAGTTAATCATTATTTAACTGATACTAATGCTTTCTTTATCACTACTGATGTACCTGATGGCATGAAGCATTTCGTCAGAAGTCCTATGACAACTGCAATGGATGGTGACTTTGAAACTGGTAATGTTAGATACAAAGCTAGAGAAAGATATTCCTTTGGAGTATCTGATCCACTAGGTATTTTTGGTTCACCAGGTAGTTCGTAAGAACTAAGATAAGAGGGGTAACTATGTTGCCCCTTTTTTTTCTAGGGATTTTATTAACTTCTATCAACTGCCCTAGCAGACTTGCCAAGATGATAGATTAATTAAGGAGACTTAATAATGGCTAATACAACTTTTAATGGACCAGTAAGGTCCGAAAATGGTTTTGAACAGATTTCAATAGCTTCTTCAACAGGTACAGTAACCACAAATTTTGATATTGATTCAAGTGGTAATATTGATTCAAGCGGTAATATAACCACAACGGGTTATGTTTCTGCTTATTCCAATGTCAGCAGCATTACAGACGCTACCAAATCAGTAGAATCTACTGATTCAGGCACTGTTTATACTTTAAATAGAGCAGCAGGTATTGTAGTAACATTACCTACGGCAGTAGCAGGTTTAAATTATACCTTTATAGTTGGCACTACCTTTACAGGTGCAGGACAAATTAATACAGACAATTCCAGTGATTTATTCTCTGGTTTTGCTCATATTTTTGACCCAGCAACTGCAACAGACATGAATACATTTATTCCTGATGCCAGTGATGACGACACCATTGATTTGGGAACGGCAGGGCAAGGTTGGTTAGTAGGCGGAGTAATTCGTTTAGTAGCAACTTCAGCAGCAGTATGGCATTGTGAAGCGTTTCTT